CATCGACATGAAGAAAACTCAGATAAGAAGATCAAAGATTTGGGTTACTCAAATGTCAATGCAAACTATTAAGTTAGCAGATGGCACATCAAAACCTGCTCCAATGTTTGCCAATAAATGGAAACTGAAAACAGTAGCCGATGGCAATGACAAAGGATCTTGGTATTCCTGGCAAATAGAAAAAGTTGGGATGGTAGATTCTCTTGAAGTTTACAATGAATGTAAAGAGTTTCATAGCAGTGTAGCTTCTGGAGAGATCAAGGCAACGGCAGTAGCCGATGAGATTGATCAATCTCCTTCAGTAAACACTGACGAAGTGCCATTCTAATTTAAAGAGTTTCGGGTGGGGGTTCCTCCATTTTTTCATTTTACCTCCACCTGAAAGCCATTTGTGAGGAATAAATAATGGACAATGGTCAAAGGTTTATGGATGCTTTTGAGGGATTCTCAGAGGCACATGGAGAGACAAAGATTTCCCAGGAAAGAAGACAAGGGAAACAAGCGGCAAACTCATATATAAAAAGAACTCCTTTAACATTAGAACTTATCAACGGTCATCTTGAGGGTGGACTCGGTGTTGGTGCTATCCCGATTAATGAAGAAAACATGTGTAAGTTTGGTGCATTGGATATTGATACTTATCCTATTGACCATGTTTCATTAGATAAAAAATTAAGAAATTTAAAAATACCATGCATTGTTTGTAGAAGTAAAAGTGGTGGAGCACACATCTTTTTCTTTCTTTCAGATTGGATGAATGCAGGTGAGTTTAGAGATAAGGCATCAGAGATTGCATCAGTTATTGGATTTGGTAACTGTGAAATATTTCCAAAACAAGAACAGATATTAGTAGAACGAGGAGACGTAGGTAATTTTATAAACTTACCTTATCACAATAAAAATCAAACCATGAGGTATGCCTTCAAAGAAAATGGAGAAGTTGCTACCTTCGAAGAATTTTTAGATTTAATTGACGAAAGAAAAGTCAAACCAAACACATTTTTTAAACTACAAGTTGGTTCAAAAAAGACAGAACCTTTCCCCGAAGGTCCACCTTGTTTAAATGTTATGGCATTAAACGGCATTGGAGAGGGAGCAAGGAATATGTCTTTGTTTAACTATGGTGCCATGTTTAAAAAAATGGATCCCGATAGTTGGAAATCATTATTAGAAAAATTTAACATTGATTATTGTACGAGTCCCGTATCGGCACAAGAGATTGTTCAGATACAAGGTCAGTTAGAAAAGAAAGAATATTTTTATACATGTAATCAAGAACCAATCAAATCACATTGTAATAAATCTTTGTGTAAAAGAAGAAAGTATGGGATTGGTGCAAATGTAGATGCAGTCGCTATAACGGGTATATCTGTTGTTAAATCAGAGCCAAGAGTATTCTTTGCAGACTTAGATGGCAGACGATTAGAGTTAACAAGTTTTGATTTACAATCACAATCAAAGTTTCAGATTGCATGTTTAGAACAACAAAATTTTATGCCACCAAAGATCAAAGAGGGCGATTGGCAGATATTAATTAATGGATTATTAGCAGAGGCAAATGAAATAGAAGTTCCAGAAGAACTAACATACAGAGGACATTTTAATCAACTACTTGAATCTTTTTGTTATGGCAGAGTACAAGCACAATCGGCAGAAGAATTATTAATCGGTAAGCCATGGATCATGGAGGGGTTAGTTTATTTTAAAATAGATTCTTTCATAGAATTTTTAAGACAAAAAGGATTTACACATTATTCAAAAGGTCAAATACAAGAAAGAATAAAAGAAATAAATAACGGTGAAAAATGTAATAATGTTAGAAACTTCAAAACAACAGATGGAAAATTTAAGTCAGTTCGTGTTTGGTGGGTTCCAGAAATAAAAGAAGAAGTTGAAATACCAAAGGTAGAGTTTGAAGAGGAGCCACCATTTTGATAGAAGTTATCGTATCTTTTTGTATCGTTTTAGTAGAAGAGGCAAGACACAAGGGTGGAGAGTCTATTTGTAACTTTTATAACCCTGGTGTTGTGTTTGAAAACAGAGATCAGTGCATTAAAGATAAAAAATTAATAGAAGATTATGTTGTAGAAGAATTCTGGAAAATACGTCCAGAGGCAGTAAGAATATTTGCGAAAGGAGTGTGCACAAATGGTAAACGGACGGGAAGAACCAATGGCAGAGACAGAAAATGAAATTGCAATATATGGACCACCTGGCACGGGCAAAACAACTAAACTCTTAAATATTATGGAAGAGGCTATTGCAGAAGGAGTTAGACCAGAGAGAATCGCTTTTTTATCTTTTACAAGAAAAGCTGCACAAGAGGCTATTGATAGAGCATGTGAAAAATTTAATTTAGATGAGAAGAACTTCCCACATTTTAGAACACTACATTCACTTGCATTTAGGTGGGTAGGATTTAACAAAGAGGATGTCATGAAGGCTGCCGATATGAGATTCATCGGTAAAAAACTTGGTATTCTTTTTAAAAAAGAAGAGGGTGTCAACATAGAAGACGGAGATTTATTTACACCTGGATCAAGTAATGGAGATAAATATTTTCACATTATGAGTATGTCTAGACTTAAAGGAACAGAACTTATGAAAGAGTTTGATGAGTTTAATGACATGAGTTTGTACCGAGACTACATGCCAAATGTTGCACATACTTATTTAGACTATAAAGAAAAGCATTCAAAAGTAGATTTTACAGATATGCTTTTACAATTTTTAGAACAAAAAACAGGTCCAGACTTAGATATATTAATCATCGATGAAGCACAAGACTTGTTGCCAATACAATGGAGAATGGTCAAGGAATGTTTGTTACCTAATTCTAAAAAAGCATATTATGCTGGAGACGATGATCAATGTATTTTTAATTGGACGGGAGCAAATGTCCATGATTTTTTAAACTCTACACAAAAATCAATTGTTCTTGATCAATCATATAGACTTCCTCATTCAGTTTATAGTGTAGCGAAATCAATCATACAAAAAGTTAAAGTTAGAAAACAAAAAGAATGGAAACCTAAAAAAGAAGATGGTGCTGTGCATTATTACTATGATATAATGGATGTAGATTTCAACACAGGCGAATGGTATATTCTTGCAAGAACAAATAGAATACTTTCCGAAATTTCAGACAATCTTAAACGAGAGGGATATCTCTTCTGGAGAGAAGGGAAAGGTTGGTCTGTGTCTGAAGATAACATCAACAGTATACAAATATGGTTACAAATATGCAAAGGTCAAAGTTTAACAGTTTCACAATGGGTTACTTTCATGAAGAAGGTAAAGAAGGGTTTTATTGGTCATGGTGGCAAAAGAAAAATAGAACAACTCGACCCAGAAAAAACATACTCGTTAGACGATTTATTCAAAACAGATTTAGGACTCCTCTTGAATCTAAACGAAAAAATGAATTGGTACGAGATATTGAATATATCGGAGAAGGATAGAATCTACATAACCTCGGCACGGAGACGGGGGGAGTTCATACTGACGAAGAAACCGAGGATTCGGATATCAACGATTCACAAAGCCAAAGGTGGAGAGGCGGATAACGTAGCTTTAGTTCTTGATTGTCCTAAAATAATAAAGGATAAAGGAGATACGGATAGTGAGCATAGAGTTTTCTATGTAGGAGCAACTCGTGCTCGTAAAACTTTACACATAATAGAACCAAAAGATGAGAATGGATATAAAATATGAAAAAAGACAGAGACTATTTTTTAGCAGAAGCTCAAAAATTAATTAAAGGTCCCAGAGCAAAAGATTATGGACCAGTAAAAAAGAATCATCAGAGAATAGCAGATATATGGACTATTCTTTTAGATAAAAAACTAAAAGAGCCAATCACACCAGAGGAAGTTGTTGCTTGTATGGTAGGGGTTAAAACTGCTAGATTAGCCGAAGACATTAGTAAAGATGATTCTTGGATAGATATTATAGGATATGCCGCTCTTGGAGGCGAAATAATTAATGACAAATAAACAATATCATTTCATTGATCAAGATATAAAAGATTTATCTTGGGGTAACATAGACTTTGATTGGTCACCACCAAGTGATTTTCCAGACTTAACAAAAGCATCAAGGATAGCTGTTGACTTAGAGACAAGAGATCCAAATCTAATAAAACTAGGACCTGGATGGTGTAGAAAAGACGGATACATTATAGGTATTGCTGTGGCTGCAGGTGATTTTCAAGGCTATTATCCTATAAGACATTCTGCTGGAAATATAGATTCAAGAATGGTATTGAATTGGTTTAAAGATCAGATGAATACTCCTCATATTCCTAAAGTATTTCATAATGCAGTTTATGATTTAGGTTGGCTTAGAGCAGAAGGTATTGAAGTCAAAGGTAAGATACTTGATACCATGATTATGGCTCCTTTGATTAATGAGAACAGAAGGTTCTATAACTTAAATAGTTTAGTATCAGACTATTTACAAGAGTTTAAGAGTGAAAAAACTTTGAGAGCTGCTGCAAGTGAGTTTGGTGTAGATCCAAAGTCAGAAATGTATAAATTACCCGCCAAATATGTGGGAGCATATGCAGAACAAGACGCTGCAGTCACGTTAAGATTGTATGATCATTTACTTCCCATTCTAGAAAAAGAAGAATGCACAAGTATATTTGAATTAGAATCTTCTTTGTTACCTGTCATTCTAGATATGAAAACAAAGGGTGTAAGAGTTGATTTAGATCAAGCAGAAAAAATTAAAAAACAACTGACTTCCCAGGAAAAGAAGTTACTTAATGAGATACTCGAAGAAACTGGTGTTGCGATTGAACCTTGGGTCAGCACATCGATAGCAAAGGTCTTTGACTTTTTTGGACTTGATTATTCTCGCACAGAAAAGATTGGGTCTCCCTCTTTCACAAAACAATTTCTTTCTCATCATTCTCATCCAATAGCAAAAAAGATTGTTAAGATAAGAGAACTTAACAAAGCGAATACTACGTTTGTTGAAACAATTTTGAATCATGCTCATAATGGTCGTATACATTGTGATTTTCATCCACTCCGTACTGACGATGGTGGAACTGTAACAGGTCGTTTTAGTTCTAGTAATCCTAATCTACAACAAATACCATCTAGAGACTTAGATATCAAGAAAGCAATTAGAGGCTTGTTTGTTCCAGAAGAAGGATGTAAATGGGGATCATTTGACTATGCATCTCAAGAACCAAGATGGTTGGCTCATTATTGTGCCAATGCTGGAGATAGTTACAGACATCCTTTGATTGATGATGTGGTAACCATGTATAAGGAAGGTAAAGCAGACTTTCATCAAATGGTTGCAGATATGGCAAACATTTCTCGTAAAGAAGCGAAGACGGTTAATCTTGGAATCATGTATGGTATGGGTCGTAAAAAATTAGCAGACACACTTGCTATTACAGAAGATGAAGCCATTGAACTACTAGCGACATACAATGAAAAAGTTCCTTTTGTAAAAGATCTAGCGACAAGAGTATCAAACTTCGCTCAACAAAAAGGAATTATAAGAACTCATTTGGGTAGAAAATGTCGCTTTGATTTGTACGAACCAAGAGGATTCAGTGCCAAGAGACCTTTACCTTTAAAAGATGCAGTAAAAGAATATCAAAATGTTCAAAGAGCGTATACATATAAAGCTTTGAATAGATTGATCCAAGGGTCAAGTGCAGACCAAACCAAAAAGGCAATGGTCGATTGTTATGCAGCAGGTTTGTGCCCGATGTTAACAGTGCATGATGAATTATGTTTCAACATTCAAAATGAAGAAGAAGTTGAAAAAATAAAAGACATCATGATGAACTGCGTACCAGACTTAAAAGTTCCTTTTGATGTTGACGTAGAACTCGTCAACAATTGGGGAGAAGTTGGTTAAGTAGTTACTTTGTATACTTGAGCCATTTCTTCAAGCATATCCATCTTACTTTTTTCTTTAGGCTTTTCATTTTCAAAACAATCATAAGCATGTGATAAAATATTTGATCTATCAAGACCAATATTC